TTTATAAAACATAACAAAGCCACAGCATAGAAGACTTATGTCCTCCAACGCTGTGGCTTTATGCTTAATTAAATTACCGTGAGAAGTTTTTAATTGTTGGAGGGCTTTTTTTATTCCTTCTCCAGGGAATTATACTAAACTATCTATGCTGATTAAACAATGATCAGTTTCTATTCTATCCAGGATAAAAACAATAACCTTTCCTGTTCTGGTCAATGTCTTATCTCGCTGATTTTTACCTAATACACTCGAAATTGTTTCTTTCCGGTTACCAAACTGGTAGCCTGATTCCTTAATCAAAATAAGGTTAAACAAGTCTTTACAAATCACATTTCCCGATGTATCAACACTTGTGGCAATGCTTAATAATTGTTGATCTAAACGCTTAAAAGAAAATTTCCAACGCCTTTTATATAGATTAACAGCGAACGTTATTAATAGCCCCAAAGGGAACAATATTGATGCAAGGATAACAGAAACAAACGCTAAAATTGTACCCATAGATTATTGCAGATTCATGATTATTAATTCTTTTACTGTCATTGGTTCATATCCAAACACTTCATTGCTTAATGCTGCCAATATCGTTGGATCAGCTTCAGCATTTAATGCATTTACAAAAGCTGTTTTAACTCCTGTACGAAAATAACCGTTGTATTCTTCACCGTATCTTTCATAAAGCAAGGCATATAATTGAGGGTTCTTAGCCTGTAGGTAGTCATCAGCACTTAGCCTTTCAGATTTTAAAACCTGACGTTGTTTTTGACTTGAAAATCCAACAACAGTTTCAGTTCCATCTGCTAAAAAAACAGGCTGTAAATCAAAACTGTAAAATTGCTTTTTCTTTTTATAGGCAATTTCGCCCGCCCAATTCATATAGTTAATTGTTTTTTGAAGACCTAAAAAAACGTTAGGATATTCGATTTCCTGATAAACATAAGTTCCGAAAACTCGGTCATACGTTATTCTAATCGCTTCACGACCTGAAGTGTCATAATATGATTTAGAAACTTTTTGGCCTTTCATATTATAAACTGCTTCTTTCTCTTGAAGAAATGTTAAGTTTTGAAAGTCAATATCAGTCAATGTATTTCCTAATGTTTGAAACTTTTCTAAGTAATGATCTAATACTAATTTTGAGCTCATATTAATGAATTATTAGTTTAATGTTTCTAAAATCAACTTCTTTTGCCACGCATTTTAAAAGCATCTGACCTGAATGCTGATATGAAAATGTGTATTGCAGTAATGAATCTTTATAGAAATACATTATATTTGCAATTCTTCTGAAGCTGTATGTATATCCATCTATAACATTCAAAGCTACACCATTGAACGCACCTCCTACGCCGATTCCATTTTGATATACAGGTAAATTTTCAAATCCAAAACCGCCACCATTAGCAAAATACCTTGCTGAATAAATAGGAGTTAATGTTGTTGCATCAACTAATTCAAACCTTTGATTTGTTGAATCATCATAGGGTGCTAACTCGAATGGAGATTGTTTAAAAGAAAATGAACAAGTAAAATCTCCTAAATTCAATGCTGGAAAAGCTAAAAAGCTTGATTTTATATTTGCTGAAACAATAGCATCTCTTAATGTAATTTTAAATGCACCTGGTTCGGAAACATCTAAAGTGCCTGTGATATTTTCCCACGATGTATCGATAGGTTTATAAACAGTTCCTACAACAATCAACATAGCGTTTGGAAAAGTGGCTGATATACCATTATTTAATGTAACATTAAACGCACCTTCTGTTGCGCCAGTAGTCACGTTTGCGTGAACTTCATTATCACTCTTAAATGTGAGATAATTTACAGTCTGCCCAGCAATTGCAACCGTCATTGTTGGAGTAAAAAAAGAACCTTTTAAAATAAAATTACCTGTATTGTTCGGTAAATAACTGTCAGGAATTAAATCGCTTAAATATGGAGCAGGTGCAATGGCCATTGTAAACATTTTCAAATTACCATTTACATCAGTTCCCAAAACCTTATTCATAGAAATTTGCCCATCATTTCGGGTATTGGGATAAGCAGCAAATTTTAATTCACCACTTAAATCGACACCTTCGCTATTTCCTGATTTAGCAATTGTATTTCCAAAAACCAAAACATAACCGACTTTAATCTTTCCGGAAGGAACGTTTGGTTCTGTCGCCGCTTGACCTGTCGATGCCTCTGTACCTTGTATAAGTTCATAGCCTCCAAAGCCATTTCCTGCAACGATATCAGTACGGTACATTCCATCGGTTGCAGCCGTAATTGTTTTTTCATACGCACCTGGAGTCAAAAAAGTGATTTGATTTAAAACCCACGCAAAAGCATTCGCTACAATAGTTAAGTTTAAACCACTTACATTGATTTGCCCATACTTCAAAACCTTATCAGGCATTTCAAGTGCGGCAATACGATTATCTAGATTTTCAGCCGTTCCCGGAAAGGCACCTTTATCCAGTTTTCCGCCTATTGATTCAGCGTGTGCATTTGGATCGGTTTTATGAAAATCAAACTGATCTTTTTCAGCTTTTGCATTGAGCGTTGCTGCGAGGTTAGAAATTGCACTTTGAGGTATTGCTTCGTCTTTATGCCAAAAACTTGACCAAGAAGACCAAAATTGTGTTTGAGTTGGTTTTAACCCTGTTTTAAACCAACTTAAAATTGTATTAATATCTGTTGCCATAATTTATTATTTAATCCACACAGCTAAGTAATTTACTCTCGATGCACTTCTTGTTTCGCTATTACTACATATAACAGTAATTCTGTCTGAACCAACAGAATGTTTACACCAAAGAGTGTCATCACCATTAACATCTCCAGAAAAATTTATTTCGGCTAATGAACTAATGAATCCAGATAAATTACTCATGGTATAGCCGGCAGGAGGATAAACGTAGACATAGTTTTTAGTGAAATTACTGCTGTTATAACCCTGAGCCGTTGCTGACACTGCCGCTTCACCAGAGATAACTTTTATTAAAGGTGATGTTCTCGCTTCTAAAGCTTCTATTCTTTCAATTAAAGCCGCAACAATGGTTTTATCTTCTTTAGTATCTACCTTTTCAAGTTGGGTTACTAAATTAGCAGGAATGTTTTTTGTTTCAAAAGACCTTTTAAAATCAGTCCAAAGCCATGAGGTTTCATTGGTTCCAAAAGTCGCATAACGAATTGTGTAAACCTCCTTAATGATTCCATTCTCAAAGCCACGATTTACAGACTCTTCAATAATGATCACTCTGGAAGTTGAAGTAGCTACAGCGCCTCTAAACTCCAGAAGTTCTCCGTCAATGAATACGAAACCGTTTTGAACAGTCGTTCCAATAGTTTCGCATCCCGAAATAATTGTTAAGTTACCTGCTAAAGAGCCAAAAGAATTAAAGATTTGATACGCGGTTTGTTGCTCCTGTAATCTTTCTGCTTTTAATGGATAGCCACCAGTGGTTATAAATTTCGATTTATTCATTTGTAAAAATGTTATAGCGTTTTCCGCCTGCTTTGTAATATGTTATATGTGCATGGAGCGCATGGATTTGAGAATTAAATATTTCCTCAGGGACATAAACAATAAAATCCAAACCCGTGTCTGCCGTTTCTGATTCGGTTCTGAGCCATAATGTTTCAGGTTCTGACTCTGTGTTTAGCCAAACATCTCTCTCTTCCGCTTCTGTAAAAATGTAAATGGTTTCGTAAAACTGCCCGTTACCAATATAAATTCTCCTTTGAACCGGATCAAACTTATCGTTTAAAGAACCTCTTAAATAGCATATTTGATTTGTATGTTCAAGCTTGTAGATATTTTCTATTCGCCAGTTATACCACAAATAATACAATGAATTCAAAGGCCTTAATAGCATTTGAGCAAGTGCTGCAAACGATGGCTTCCTAAGCATTGTAGGGATGTTATCAACTGCAAAAACATTCCAGTTTATATTAAACCACATAGCTTATATTGTCAAAAGTTACTATTTCAAAATATCCGCTTTCTGCTACTTTAGAAATAGAAATTGGTTGTGGAACTCCATAACCTCCTAATTCGGGTTCAATCCAAGAACTTTGCGCACTTAAAATTGTTGCGTCAATTACTCCTGGTACTTGTTGTATTTTATCAATCAAAGATGATAGCTGTAATTCACCATTGAATTTAAGTTCTTTCATAAATTCTTGAAGCGCTTCATTAACCGGGAAGTTTCCGTTTAATTTACTCATACCGTTTTCGGTCAAAACTAAAGGATCACGTTTTATTTGTATGTTTAAATACAATCTGTCAGCCTTATAATTAATTATAGTTACCTGAACACCGGCGACCCTAATTTCATTGATATAGGATTCAATTGCTTCAACTTGTGAAGGGTCTGTAAAGTCAGTCAACACGCCATTAACTTCACCGGCGATTTTTAAAATTACTCGACTACTGTCGGCCGCTTCATTTACCGCTGCATATTTTATGATTTTTGAAACTTCAATTTGCTCAGTTGTTGCGGTTGTATTATCGAAGTAATCTTTATCCGGAACAAGATTGAAACCATATTGAAAACGTAAAGCCATTGTTCGATACCAGGGAAGCGTTCCGGCTTTCTCATTCGCAAGCCTTTCGTTCACTTCTTTTGCATGCTGATCAAACATTAATTCATGTAAATAAATAGCCAAAGCCACAATTTCAAAAAGAATATTTTCTAAACTAACTAATGAAAATTCGCTTTCAAACGAAGCTCCCGGTGCAAAACCGTATTTTATAGCTAACTCTGTATTAGCCATAAACGGAGTTGTAATTTCCGATTTGATTGTTGTTTTTTTTCTTGCCATTATCTTACTATAAATGTGTCCTCGATAATCATCGCGCCAATACCATCATCTGCTATTACATCTGCGAAATTTGCATTTGTCAAAGCTGTAGCAGGCAGGTTTTTTTCTTCCCATAATTCAATAATACCAGTGTTGATTTCTCCCGCGGGTAATATTTTTTGGTCAATATTTAATTCAGCTGTTATTGAGACACCATTTAAAATAGACATAGCAAATGCATTTTCAATATTTCCCGTGCCCTGGATAACTAAATCAAAAAAACTTTGGCCTTGTTTAGCTCTCATAATTAGCGATTATGTTAATGTTATCAGTTCTATATAAATCGAGTTCTTCGATTTTCAGACCATCCATTGCAAAATGTTCTGTTATTTTATGTCTGTATTCTAAAAGGTCAGCACCAAGTAAAATATCCTCAAAACAAACACCCAACTCAGGTTTGTATTTAAAATCTCCTTGCGAGCCAATTAATATTAAAGCTTTGTTTTGTTCTAATGTGCTGCCAATTACAAAACCGGAAACAATCTTACCTTCTAAATCTCGAACAGGACTAATCTTAATATCCATTAAATTACCTTGATCAATGTTGTCTTCTAATTGAATTCCTATAGCTTTCATAATTACTCTAGTTTTCCCTGAAACGTTCCTGTTACGGGACCATTGGGAGCGGTTAAGCCTGATTGATAAGTTATTGTTGCAGTTTTTACATAAGTGTCAATTGCAGTGGCTAAACGATCTGCAAATTCATCATCTGAATTTTCGGTACGACTTCGCATTTCTGTGATAATAACCTTAATGTCTTGTTTTAAAGTATTCTTGTTTAAAGCCATTTTAAACCTATTTTAATAACTGATTAAACTTTGTTTCAAAACTTTCAATTGCCATAATTGAATCCGGTAAAGGTGTTCCTGATGGTCCCATGGGAGTGTAAACTTTTAATTGTTTCAATAGGGTTCCTAAATCTGTGAATATTTCTTTAAGATTTACGCTTTGATTTTTTATACTTATTTTACTGTCTGAACTATCAATTAACAATTCCAATCCTCCTTGGCAAATTTCAATTTTATCAAACTGATCTGCTTTTATTACTGTCATGTTGGTAAGATCGCCCGATGAAGACAACATCAAAACTGACGAACCTATTTTTGGTGTTACCAGGATAAAATCTGATTGATCATCTATTGTTGCTTTTAACTTGACATCACTAATATCTAAACCGGAAATAAGTTTGACAGTACAGCTTTGACCTTGTATTGATTGCACTATACCGGTTATAGGTAAATTGGGATTAGCTCCAATAATGTCTTTTAGTAATGCTTTAATTTGTGCCGGTGTATCCATTATCCTAGTTTGATTCCAAATTTTACAACTCTTTTACCGCCTGCATCACTAAATGTTGTTACGGTTGAGATTACATAATAAATACCTGATTTCTCCGGGTAGTCCTGATCTGAAAAGCGCGCTGAGTAGGTTGGTTTGACGTAAGGGATTAACCAGGTATCGATAGAACCATCAAGGCCGTCGTAATTATTTCGTTGTAATGCAACCTCGGCGATTTTCTTCATGTCCAAAGTGCTCACAGCTCCAACCTTAATAGTGACCTTATCGCCTCCGGTTGTGCCGGTTGTATAACTTCGAACTTTTCCTTTTAAATCAATACTTTCGATCGTCACTTCAACCTTTTTATCAATAGCTCTTTTGTACTCCAGAGAAG